TTTCAATAACCTCATCAGTTATTAACACTATACAATATTGAAATATCGTCTAAGAACTACAAAAGTTTAAAGTCTAAGGATTTTAATATATCAGTTCAAAGGCAGATAAGAAATATGGGAAGTGAAATAGATGCAACACAAATTATTCAGGATTCCTTATTAACTCATGGAACGACTATAGCTCTAGCTCACGCAACAGATCTTTTTAATAAACAGGTAAACACAGCAATAGTCACGCATTACAATCTAAATCCTAGAAGAAAGAAACAGACAGAAAAATATTTAGGGGAAAAAATAAACTGTCAGGCAGAAAAGAAAACTTCTAGCGACCATGCTCCCATACAAGTAGCTAGAGATTTGGCTAGAGTTAGCGTGGAACAAGCTTCTAAACCTATGCATAATAATGTTAAAACTTTATTTGTTGGATCAACAGAAAGGGAAGTCAAAAGATATGGAAGCAACCCTTCAAACTATTTTCATTTTCATGGAGAAGATAAAGACAATGCAAGAAATATAGCCTTATTATCGGGAATTTTTGCAAAAACGGTCAATAAACTAGACATTCCTGCCTTAACCTCCATGCAAGACGGAAACACTTTGGAGTTTGAAATGCATATAGATAAAATTATCAAAGTGCTCTCTAAACTTTCATTAAAAAACGGTCACGGAAGGATTTTAACATCTTCTATTAAAAAATCCCCAGGTCAATTTGGGATTTTACATTTCCAAGATTGTCTATATAATATGGAAGAAGAAGAGTTTATGGAATATTTCGAGAAAACCGGAGCGTTTGAGGGACATGCTGTAATTTTCCATTTAAATAGATTTTTAGACGAAACTACTCCCGAATCTAATATATATAAATATGAAGAGACTAATATTTTTTCTGATTACAAATTACTAATACGCGAATATTTGGGACCTATTGTTCTCTTTCTTAGTAACTTAATACCTTTAGATTATGCAGAAGAACTTATTACAGATATTGTAGCATCGTTGTTGAATTTCTCACATACGCATATTTGGAATTGGATTAGGAATGTAACTGTAACTTACAATCCTCTAGCAACGTTAATTAGTAATTTAGTAGGATGTTTTAAATATAAAGTATTTTTAGGACCTATTATCGAAAAATTTAAACTTTATTTAGAGAGAATCTTTACAGTAGCAACAGTCGTTTGGAAAGACGGTTTTCAGAACGGATATACACATAATAAATATTCTTGGAGCAAATGGGTCAACACTGGAAGGTGGTATGGAAAGGGATTTGTAGTGGACAGAGAGGTCGTGGCTCTTTACGGAGAAATGTACCATCTAAAATTTAATGTGAACAACGGAACTCAAACGTTAGTACATTGTATTTCTATTGCAGAGCAATTTCAAGGAATGGCGATAATAGACTTGGATTCTTCTTGGGACGAAAAAAATGTAAGATTTGGAACGATAAAGTACAAACAGGTTTATAGAAGCGAATTTTTTGAAGCGCTGCAATGGGCATTGGGAGAGGACTTAGATTCTTTGGATCTGGACATAGTAGTAACAGCCGTAAATAGGTTAAAAGCAGGGCTGTCTATAAATACTTCTGAATTGGTCCCTTCGTGGAACTTAAAGTCTAACGATATAACGAATTTTGCGGCGGTAGTACTTTTAGAAACTTATAAAATAAAGAACGCCTACAACACTTTAATAGAAAATAAAGAATATGTCCTCCGTCATGAAAGTAATTTTAAAAGATATTCTAAGATGCTAGGGAAAGGGATACTCTTCGTTAGTACTATCGGAGCAGCAGGATTATTGCTAGATTTATATTATTGGATGACGAAAACTAAACGAATAATTCCGTTCACTAAGGATATTTATGAAGCGCCGATTGTACGGGAACTACCATTAAAACTTAAAACTCTAAATACCCTTCCTAACTCTTCTAGTTTTATAGGTACTCCGAAAGTACCTTTTGTATTTCCAGGAAAAAATCTTAAAGATAAAATAAATTGCGAGTTTTGCGCTTATGCAAAGAAGGGGGTATTTGGAAAGCAAGAATTAATATGTAAAGTTCCGAGACCTCAGTTACAAAAATTGGAAATCAAACCAGCTGATATGGGCCCCTTTTATATCAAAGTCTTATCTGCGATTACAGACCACGAGGGATTTAATGCTACTAAAGTGGTGGAACAAATTAAGAAATTGAAAGATTTTTTAAAGGCTAGACTTACTACGGGAATTAGCACAAACGTGATTATTCATAATATCGAAGGAGGACCAGGAAGTGGAAAGTCTGTATTAGCCAGGGAGATAGCTCACATTAGAGAGGGACAGGGAAAGAACGTCGCTGTAATAAGTCCTTTTTCTGAACTTTTGGATGACTACACGGACGTTAAGCTCTTAGACGGGACTACAAAGACTTTTACTTTTAAAACCACTTATAAAGCTTTCGAACTTTTAAATCAACAAGTGTTAATAGTAGAAGAAAAGGGAGCATTTGATATTCTATTATTAACAGCATTAGCTGTGATGAATAATACGGAAGAAATATTTATCATAGGGGACGTAAAACAAACCATATTACAGAACTCGGAAGGCTTTTCTATTGCAAGATCTGATGCTCCTATAGACTTAAATGCAGCTACTCATCATATACTGAGGAAAAATTTTAGAAATAATCCTTTTAACGTCAAAGTCTTAAACGAAATCTACAATTACGAAATGACAAGTGCTAGGACGGATTACGAACCTATCAAATTCGTTACTAAGGCGGAATACACTGAAATTACCGAACGTCGAAACGAAATAAATGGAACTCTACCATCGAATGAAAAAATCCCTCCCATTGAAGAAATGTCGTTTTCTAAAGATGCTATAGACCTTTTTGGGGGATCTCCTCACGAAAAACATACTGTTAGAAGCAAACAGGGAAAGGGATATCTTGATGTTGCCGTAGCTTTGACAGAAGCCGATACAAATTTATTAGAAGTACAAGGAATGATAGTAGTTGCTATATCCAGAGCTAGAAATATTACATATGTCGTAACTCCAGAAAATGTTTCGGATAATTTGGTAACGGCGTTAAAAATAAAGTTGAAATTATCCTCTGAGGAAGAAATCAAATCTTATATCGATGCACCTTGGCCTGAGGCTACGAATGTATCTTTCGAAGAACCGTTAGCACAAGAAACTTTGGACTTTCAGGCTCTACTTTTAGACAATTTCCCAACTAACTCATTAAAAGCTTCTGGGGATTTGGAAAGGAATCTTTACTTACAAGGGAAAGTAATCGCAGAAGCGGAACGTAGGACTTTAGAGAACTTTGAAATTTATGATAAGTTGGGACATTGTTTCTTCGAAGCTTTTTTGAGTAATAAAGCCTCTGAAGAAAGAACGAAGTATGAACATCTATATAAAAAATACTTGTTAAATTTGAATATAAATTTAGAGGAATTGGCTAAAACTTTTCCCACTTTCGAAAAACCTCCGGCGATGACCGTGAAACAGTTCTTAGGATTTATAGATTCTATTCAGGAAAAAGTGGCTATTAAATATAAACAGTATTCCGAATTCAAATTTAATCGAATCTTTCTTTCTATGGAAGCAAGATCGGATTTAGGAGGAAAGGATATAACTGAGATTCCTAAGGATATAATAGTGTTATTATTAAGTAAAAGTCATTGTAAAACTAGATCGGAGTTGACCGCGGAAGAATTAAAATTTTTAAGGTGGGTGCCTTCGAAACCTGAATTTTCTATAATCAAAGATAATAAGAGCACTAAATGTAAGATTTTTACAGAATGTCACGGCAAATTAGCAATAGAGCACATAGATATTAGAAAAGAGAAGTCTAGATATTTGTTAAACAAAGACGACACAGAAGCAGCAGGACCTTTCAAAATAAAAGCCATAAAGTCTTTAGAAACTGCTATGTCTATAAAAGAGAAACTCTCCTTAGCAAGGTTTCCTATCGCTTTACCGTCATCTTTTAAAGAGATAAACCTCGAGGAAATGCAACGAGAGATAAAAGATCGTCCTTTGAAATACGGTAAAGACGGTTATCTATTTACAAATTTAATTGATAAATCTACTAATTATAAAACGAAAACAGGATATAATCAATTAAATGTAATCGGGAATGTTAAAGGACCCACCAAGGAATTTAAAGTGGGCTCTAGGCTTATTAAAGACGGCTTTCTTTTTGAGAGGACGAAGAACTTAAATCAGGTTAGAAAACCCAAGAATATAACTTCTAGAGCATTCACTTTGGGTTTAGGAAACGAATTTAATGGAACTCCTACAGATACTTTGATTGCCGGACAGAGATATTTAACAAAAAAAAAACAGAAGCATTTCAGTTTCGAGGGACAAGCTTATGCGAGGAGGTTGGCTGAAGAATTCGTTCGTGAAAATACAAATTATTTAAGGAAAGATCAGCTAACCAGGAATGAGATTTATCAAAGAACTCTAAAAGATATGAAAGACAGAAAATATTTTCTTCGAGGGGAAAAAGAATTGAGGAAAACAATAACTCGTAAGCTAAATATTACTTTCCACAATCGGAAGATTTTCAAACCTTTAAAGTCTGGAAAGTTAAACTTAATGAAAGGTGGTCAGGGAATTGCACAGACTCCATCTTGGTTCAATTTCGAGCATTGTGCTCAAATGAGACTGATAAATAGGGAGTTCCACGATTCTATGAAAACTAACGTCTTTTACGATAATTTGCTGCCTTTAAATATCTTTAGGAGGGATCTAACAAATAAGATAAATAAACTTCCTAAGGGGGTATTAACCGGAATAACAGATGCAGAGGAATTTGATGCAAATCAGGGTTGGTTTACCATAGAGATAGAGAGACATACAAAGAGATTAATGGGAGTTTCAGAACTTTATTTAGAATCATATTTTGCTTGTAGAAGACCTGCTAATTTCAGAGCTTTCGGACTTTTTTCTGGGAGAACTAACGGAGAGAAAGGAAGTGGGTATTTAGATACATTACTGGGGAACACCAACACTTCGATGGTCCTTTCCGATAGGGTTTTGAGAGGCGTAGGTCCTTGTGTTAAAGCGGGAAAGGGGGACGATTTTTTAAAGGTTCAAGCCGGTTTAAAACAAGATAAAGACTTTTGTAACACTTTATTGAGGTTCTCCAACTTAAAGTTCCATATTCAGATAGGAAAAGGAGGAGAATTCTGTGGGGACACGGTCAGTAGAGAAGGTTGCTTCCCTTCTATAACTAGAGCTGCTTTTAAAGCTTTTGCAGCCAGATCTAATTCTTATAAAGACTTTACCGAAAAACAAATATCTTATAGAGATAAGATTGCAGATATAAAGTTGTGTGGAGTGAATAGAGTGATTGCTGCGAATATGAAAGCAGAGAATAGAACTAGAAATCAAGTAGAAACAGCTTTATCCTGTCTAAACTCTATCGGGCATATTTCGAAGCAACAATGGGAAAAGAAAACCAATCATTTCGGAAAAACCAAATGCTTGTTACCTGGCGCAGATAGGTACTTTGTACCTTTAATAGAAAGGGAAATCCTTAGACAGAAATTTTAAAATTTAACTCACAAATTTTATGTTGTAATAAATATACATTACAATACTTAGTAGTATGGATTCTGTCGGTAAAAATTTAGAAATCTTTAAGGAATATTTGTGTAATTATCCAAAGTCCGACAAAGCATTAAAAACTTTAAAGTATTTAGATACTAAACTGACCACTAAACAAAAGAAAGCTCCGTTAAACAGACTTTTTAATACTATAAATAGTAAAAATATTTACAAAGAACAATTAGCAAATACTGTTACTCGATTTATTAACACTATAGAAAACGATTTAGAAACAGCCTATCTTTTTGAGTATTCCGCTTTCCCAGACAAAAATACTCAATACGACAATATCGTTTCCGAAGAAACTTACTCTAATATCACGAAAGTAAGCCCTAAAGATATCCAAATTAGGCTATTAGAGGAAAAATTAGCAAAAACCGAAGAAGAATTAAATTATTATAAATTAAATTACTCTAAATACTCCACTATATTTTCGCACAAACCTACTTCTATCGACCTATTATCAGATTTTTAAAATGTCGTATAATTTACCAGTACCCGAAGAGTTCAGGCGTGTTCAATATTTAGAATGGTGTTCTGTGGAAGAAATCGCTGTGATGTTAGAAAAATTATCTAAATTGAATTTCGACATTCAAAAATCTCGAAACGAAGGAGTAGACATCTTAGCCGGTATTCAACGTCGTAGACATCTATTCAGTTTAACAGTAAGATTCCCCGATATCGGAGCTTTCGTTTGTGTAGATCAAGAAGATTGGCCTACTAAGTTTGAACAACTACAATCTTCTCTCAATTTTAAGATGCCTGATATTGCTGCTACTAATAAGGACCAAGCCAATTCGCAGTTGTCATTTTCTCAGAATAAAGGAGCAGGTAGTAATAAGCCGTCTCAAGACCAGGATAAAGATGATAAAAATATACAAAGTATGTCTAATCAAGACAAGTTGGAGAAATCTAGATTGGCATTCACTAACGGTATTGCTAATATGAGAAAACAATTGGGCAATTCTTTACAAGATCAATGGTTGTTTGAGCATAAATACACTTTAACTTGGAAAGCATAGCAACCAATCGTTTATACCATCGGCGATTTGAAGTCTTGTTTAATTAAGAATATAAACTATCCCAGCAAGACTCATAAATATATGTACTTAAATGTAGACAGTCAAACTAATAGAAAAGAATTTTGTACTCAAGATTCTGATGTTTCTTTACGTACATTAGGAGATGATTATATTTTAACTCCCGAAGATGGTAGAAAAATTTCTTTATTACATTACGACCCTAATTATAGTTTGATCAGGAGATATATAGTATCGATAGCTTTGGACAATTGTTTAATAACTAGAATAGAAGGAAATTGCGAAGACCCTAGGGGATATGATATTGGAGTTCTTATCCAGAGATTACCTTATAAAGATATCGACTACTATATGCTTTGCGAAGACTATAATAATAAATTCGAAATATTGGATATTGATAAAGCTCAATTTCTTTGCGAAATGGAAACTAGAAAACAAATAACAGAAGGCAAGCCTGGTAATAACGATAAGGCATATTTTTATTTATATCGGAAAGATAAAACTGTCTGGAAAAGTTGGTATTCCAGTCCTAGTTCTATCGTTTGGAATGCTGACGGAAATTGGAAAGCAAAGAAGGGTATCAGAGAGCCTGATTGTGAAGTTTTCGAAGATTTCGAAGATATTTTCGTTAATACTGATTTGAATGTACTTACCCCAACAGTATAAATATAGGGGGAGTCAATATCTTATAATATATGTGAGTTATATATACTTTATAAATAAAGGAATAA